TTAAAACATGATAGTATAATAAATTTGCCATTTCTCTAGGCAAAAATTTTCTTATGATAATATAATTATTTTTTTCAAAATATTTTTGTAACTCTGTAAATTCTGTAATCATTTAAATGGTTTTCCTATTGTCCACATAACTAAAGAGTAACGTGTACCTGAAGTCACAGGAGAGACTTGATGATATATGTAAGATGGAAATACAATGATTGATCCACGTGGTCTTATTTCAGTACATTCATAAAACCTTTCACCTTTGTGATGAGGTCCGTTATCAAACTTTAAATTTCCACCCTCGTAACTATGAGCAAAACTAAGGTTAACAGTCATACTTAATTTTCTAACTTTGCCCCACATACGACTATCTTCTACTTGTTTCATATCTTTTTTATCAGATGTAATTTTTCTATAAACATTATGATGATCTCCTGCGCCATCGTAATGCCAACCGTAAAATTGATTTTGCCCATATTTTGTAAATTGTATAGATTCATGGTAATCATAATCGTATTTCCAACCTGATTTTTTATTTGCCTCTGCTAAAAAGGGTGTTAATAAATTATAAATCCAATAGTCATTTTCACCACCGAACCATGACACTTCACTATCTCTAATATAAACTTTTTTATCTTTATCTTTTATATCTTCTTCCGTTTTATCTTCTATTGATACATCACCAGCGTTTTCAGCACCTTTGTGTGTTCTACCAAATGTTGTAGCGTCAGTAGATATTCCTTCTTTCTTTAATTTTTTTAAACGATTTTCACCTAACTCAATTATTCTATCGCATTGGTCATTTGTCAATGCTTTATCAAACCAATAATAAGAAAATTTGTTTTGCATTTACACTGCTCCACTAGTAAATTTACGCCAATCAATTGCGTTTTTAATAGTGAATCCTCTATTTGAAATTAGTCTTATAGTTCTATCTAAAAAGTCAACTACTGTATCTAAATAATCAACTTTTTGTTTTTGTTTTTGTAGTTCTTCGTCTGACTCTAAATATTTGTCTATATCTGTTTTGAGAATTTTTAAGTCAAATGGTTTTTCAGCATACACTTCAGCAGGTGCTTTACCTGTGTAGTATTCCCATTTTTCTCTTTTTAAAGTGTTATATTCTGATTCAGCACGACTTAACATTAACTTAAACTTTGTTAAGTGTTTCATGTATTTGTTATGAAGTTGAGGAGTTTTGAGTGATTCTAAATCTAGTTCAGTATCATTTATTTTCAAATCTTTGTCAACTTGTTCTTGTAATTGTTCTATATCCATAATATCTCCATAATATATATTATATCACAAAAACTTTAAAAAGTAAAGTCTTATGATGTAGTTACACTAGTTGTTGATGAACCTACCGTAGCAAATTCATATATCTTATATTCAAAACTTACAGTTGCTGTTAGATAATTTACATCGCCAGCTTGTTGTGAAAACTGTAAACTTGATAATGATGTAGGAAATACATCACTAAATCTTACTTCTAATTGTGGATTATTTTTACTTGATAAAGTTATTAGTGTTGCGTCTGATAATGTACCACCAGGATTAGCAGCACCATACTTTGTTTTACCAATCTCACTACTAAAAGATGTACTAGAGCCAGGGAATCTATCATTACCTGACTGTGCCAGATTTCTGAATTGTGCGTGGTCTTTAGGAAAACCTAGACCCACTAGCCAACCATGTATCTCTTGGTAGTTTTCATAATCTTCATCTACTAAAAAAGTCATTTCTAAACCATCATAAGTTAAACCCTCACCTGGTACAGGTATTTGTTTTAGAGGTGTCGGTTGTGTAACTGTATTTAATCTTATACCTGGCAGATTTATTGAAGTACAAAAATATTCTACTTTAGGTAGTTTGATTATATTAAATTTAAACTGCGTTGGTGACGCATAATCTAATTTTGTAGGTTGTCTATTGTAACTATTTGTAGTAGTCATAATACTATTTATTCGTTTCTTTATCTACTTCTTCCCACTCTTTTTCTGTGGCTAATTGTTCTAATTCTTTTTCTTTTTCAGTAAGTATTTTTTGATGTTCTTGTACCTTTTTTATTTCTTCTTCTATAAATTCTAATTGATTTTTCTTACTAGGAAAAGTCAATAAAGCAACTAACAAAAATGCTACTAATATTGAAGCACCTATAACAAGTCCTGAATTTTTTAAGTGTTTTGAATAATCTTTAATCATATTAGTATTTATCCCATAAAAAAAGGGCGACTTTTGAGGGTCGCCCTTTTAGATATACTGTTGTTAAACAGATTACATTAAGTTTGTAACTTGTACTCGTCTGTAGTATCTGTTTGAGTTAGCAGCACCTGAACCGTTGATGATCGCTGTGTCACCAGTTCCAGCTTCAGCAAATGGGTTTGCTTGTAAGCCGTATCTAGTTTTGAAACCGATCTTCGGTTGGAAAGTGTCCTGACCAACTGCTCTTACCATTTGTAGAGGTACATATGGGCAGTAGAATAAACCACTGTCATATGGTGATGTACCTTTGTAACCTACTACAAAGTATTGTTTAGCAGATTGGTTAGCAGCATACGGATCAATGTAAACTTTGTATCTACCGTTTAATACACCAGCAAAAGTATTACCTGTGTCGTCAACGTTTAGATTGTTGTTTAACGCTGGAGCGTAGTCTAACACACCTGCCATTTGTAAAGCAGAAGCAACATCTGAAGAACAGATAATGATGTTACCTTTTCCTCTTCGTGTTCTTTGTGCGATAGTATTAGCTTCTCTCTCAACTTGGAACATAAGTCCTTTGAATCTTTCAACTGACCATCTACCATTTGAGTCTGTATCTAAATCAAAGATACCTTCAGTAGTAGTATTGATTGTTCCTGTGTTAGCAGAAGCACCTTTTTCAGCATTGATGTAAATAGTTCTTACTACTTCTCTGTTGATCTCAGCAAGGATCTCAGCAGATAAGATGTTAGCAAGTTCTGTTTCAGCATCTAAACCATGGATAGCTTTTAAATCTTGTGCTAATTCCATAGTGTATTCAGCTTTAAGTGCTCTACTTCTAGCAGTTACAGTTGATTTCTCAATTGAGAAAGCCATTTCAGCAAAACTGTTGTTAGATGAATCACCTAAAGCTTCAGCAGTTGCTGTAGTCATACCTTGACCTCTAGTGTATTCACCAGCAGGTGAGTCGTTCAGAATCGCTGGGTTAGTACCTCTTTGTTCTGTTACTCCGTTACCTGATGTTGAGTCACCAGCTTTGTTTCTACTAGAGAAGTCTGTATCAGCTTCGTCAAATAACGCCTCTGTTCCAGATTGAGTTGTGTACTTGCTTCTCATAGCAAAGATCAAGCCTGTAGGACCTGTCATTGGTTGTACGCCACAAATATCGTATGCGATAAGATTTGGCATTGCTCTTCTTACTAACGAGATTAAAATTGGGTCCCAATTTGCCATTGGGTTAGCACCAGCATTAGTTGCGTTAGCAGGAGCGGCTTCGTTTAAGAAAGCATTATCTTCTTTTAGTGCTCTCTCTTGGTTTTCAAGGATTACACTTGTAACGGCACGTCTGTAAGAATCGCTGATTTTTGGTAAATCAGGATGCTCTAGGACTGGCTGCCATTTTTTTTCTACTTGTTCAGATAAAAACATTGTTGTTTTCTCCCTCTATTTTATTATTTTTTAGATATTTTTATATCTTTTGTTTTTGTAATAGCGGCGGTATAAGCAGCCATAGCATTCGATAGGTCAACTTGTTCAGTTAATCCATCGCCTGCCGCTACATCATCTATATCACTTTTTACTTCTTCTTTAGTTCCAAAGTATGAATCTTTGATAGTTTCAACTTTGTTTCTAAAGTCTTTCTCACTAGAATACTCAACTGACTCTACAAGTCCGTCAAATTTCTCTTTCGCTGTATCAGCTAAATCTTTTGACAATTCATCAATAATGTCTTGTCTTTTTAAGTTGCTGTTCAACGAATTTAATTCAACATTCTTTTCAATTTGTTCGTTAAGTTTCTTTTCTAATGATTCGATTTTTGAAGCTTGATCTTCCAAGACGTTATATTTTTCATCTGGAACATCAATGTAGTGATCTTCAAATAGTTTTTTAAGACCACTGATAAAATCTTCAGCGATCTCGCCTTTAATACCTCTTTCAATAGCTATTTCGTTTTCTTTCATCCATTCTTCAACTACATAGTTCAAGTATGAATCAACTTTTTCAACGATCTCGCCTTTGAATGATTCAGTATTTTCTTCTAATTTCTGAGCGTATTCTTCTTCAAGTTTAGCTGTTTCAGCTTTAACTTTAGATTTAATAGCAGCCTCAAAAATAGTAGCAGCTTTTTCTTTAAATTCTTCCGATAAATCAGAATCACCCACTAAAGCATCAACGTCAGCTTTGACATCATAAGACTCTTCAGATTCTTCTTTTTGATAACCAGCTTTCATCATTGTTCCAGCTTTCATCATTTTTTTCTTCTCGTCTTCTTTGTCGTGTGACATTTCGGCTTTAACTTCGTCTTCCTCTTTATCCGATTTTTTGTCAGTTTCTTCTTTAGCAGTCTTCAAGTGAGATGGCTCAGCAGCCACTTGACTTGATTGAGATACTTTATCGGAAACTTGACTAACTTTTTTAGTTGCGTCAGGATTGCTGTCTGTTGGTTTAACAACAGCTGAACCTAAATCTTCGTGGTCACCTTTTAGGTGAGAAGGTTCTGCCGCTACAGCATTCTTTTTCGGTGCGTCAGCTTGTGGGTTAGCACTCGCCTCGTTCACTTCTTTTTCTAACGCCTCTACTTGTTTTTCTGTTTCGGCCATTGAGAAATCTCCTTTTTAAAATTACTAGTAATTTTCTCTTTTATACTAGATATTTATAAAATTAAAGTTTTTTAAGAAAAGAATCAAAGATTTTTAACTTTTGTTCTTCTAAACTTCTTTTCTTTGTTTTGATAAGTTCTAGCTTCCAAGCTTCTATTTCTTTTTCAACTAAAACCCCATTATCCCATACCCATTCTTTGTTTTCCATAATACCTTCAACGAAAGCGTCTGGAGCCGAAGGGTCTGCGACTATATCGGCAGCAGTTGCCAAGTAAAAGTCTTTACCGACATAATTGACACCACCTTTTTGTTCTAATGAACCCATACCACGAGATGATACTCCTAATTGAGCACCCTCGTCAATAAGACCTTTTACAATCTTACCATATGGTGTATTCATTATCTTTGCTTCACCAATAAAGTTGTCGCCATCTGGATAGAGTTTTTTCACCATATGTGATACTCTCTCTAAATTAACTGTTGGTCCGTCAGGATGCCCTAACTCGCCGAAGGCTCTATTTTTATTGATAAATTCTGCGTTATATCTTCTTACTTCTTTGTCAAGTATGTGTTTAGGATACACACGTCCATTTCTATTCTTTATTTCAGATTGTAAAAAGACACCTTTAATTTTATATTCTTTCTTACCGTTTTTTTCCTCGATAAGATATTCTGCGTTAGAAATTTCTTCTGATATTAGCTTCATAAATTCTCTCTCTTGTATAGACTATTTATAAGTTTTTTTATCTAAACTCAATAATTAATGAATAATTATCGCCACTAGCAAAGTTTTTTGTACTTAATAATACGTCACCTGTAGGTGTAGTAGCATTGTTTGAAATCTCATTACCTGATGGTCTTAAATCCCAATATCCATTACCTGACAAAAATAAAGCAGTTGCGTTTGTAGCACCATCCCAAATTAACTCAACTCCTGATTTACTATTTGCTGTATTAATAGAATAAAAAATCTTTGATATTTTTCTGTTACCATCTTCAGTCATAAAAGTCAGTTCAGAAGCGTCAACTTTTTTGACTAAAGTTTCGCCAGTACCATCAGAAAAGTTTGTAAGTTTTGCTACAAATTTTACACCTGATGTGTCTGCGATTGTTTGTGTTGTTACTGTATCTGCCATTAGTTAAATCCTGCCTCTTTGTGAGTTTCTAATACAATGTTATATGATATAACGTTACTATCACTTGTAAGTAAAACATCACCTATTGTATCTTTAATTTTTAATTCACCTGGTTTCAAACCGTAATTTCCTCTACCACTTATTATTACTTGTTTTGTTGTATCGTTTTTATAAAACAAAGTAATGTTTCCTGTTCCTATAATTTCATATTCAACATTAGCGATTGATACTTTAGGTTCACTTGAAGCATTTAATAATTCTGAAGTATCTACAAATAATTGTTCACTTTCATTACCTATACCTTTTGCTAAGGTTATAGTTTTAAAAGTATCATCAACCACTTGTGTAGTCGCTATAGTCATTATCTTGGTGATGAAATAGCTGATCCTACAGCATTACCTGTTGTTTCAACTGTATGTGCTTCATCTTTTTCAATAACAACACTATCGCCTGCCGTAATTAAGATTACTGTTCCAACAACGTCAGAACCTTCTTTAACAGTTACGGTATTAGAGGCAACTTGTGTCTGTACTCTAACAAAGTGTGCTCTACTAAAATTACTTGCTGAGATAGCACCACCAGCAGCCGTAGAGCTTCCTTTTAATTTAAATGAGCCTTGATATGCCATTTTACACTCCTAATTGTTCGTTTGTTTCGTTTTCAATATACTGATATAATTCTTTCTTATTAATTTTATGATATTCAGCAACTTTATCAACCGCATTTTCAACGTTTAATATTAAGTTGTCTTTATTCTCAATCATCTTCATCATATCTTTAACTGCCTCTTTCATTAAAGGCGAAAGACTGTCATAAGTCTTTGAATTTATTAACTTGTTTTCTTTTACAATGTTACTTATCTTCATCTTCTTTATTGTCTTCATTGTCTTTTGTCAAGTCTAATTCTGCTTCGCCATCATTTTTAGGATCAGCGACTGTACCGTCTGGATTAAATGTACCAGGATCAGCGATTTCTGGTTTAGGGTCACTGTAAGGCTCTGCTTCAGTTGGCACTTCAACTTGTCCATTAAATAAATTACCAGCAAGTTCTTTTCTATGATTATCTAATGTGTCACCTACTTTTGCTCTTAAAGCATCCTTAAACGCTTCACCAGCTTGGTCGTTATTACCATTTGCTAAAGCGTCAACAAAGTTTTTTACTTCTTCACTCATCTTTTACTCCTTATAAATCAATATCAGAATTTTGAGCCGTTGGGCTAGCAATAATTCCGTCATCAATTTCTTTTTTGATTTGTTTATCAATGTCTTCAATATCTCTTTGATTTTGTTTCAATACTTGTTTTCTAACATAATCAACTGAATAATATTTACCAACATAATCTCTCATTTCATTGGCAAGTGCCAATCTTTCTCTTAACATTTCTGTTTGTTTTAATTCAGCAAAATGACCGTCTTGTAAAAAGTCATAATTTAAAGATTGACTAATCTGTGCCCAATCTTCTTCAGCAATAATGCCTTTTAAAACTAATTGTGTTCTCATTATATCATTAAATAATTCTGTAAATTTCTTTCTTAATCTTTGAACAAATTTAGTAAACTTTAATTCATCTCTTGTAATTTCAGTTGATCTACCTAAATTAAATCCTGATGAAGATTCTAAACGACTTACAGGTACATTTAATGATCTATATAATTTCTTTTGGAAATATTCTATATCAGAAATCTCTCCTAAGTTTTGACCGCCAGGTAATGTAGAAATATCAGTACCTCTACCACCTTCTCTACTTGGTAACCAAAAGTCTTCAAGCATTGACATATAGTTTCTGTCATCTCTAACTTCACCTGTTGAGGCGTCATAAACAAGTTTGTTTCTATATCTTGCCATAACATCTCGTAAG